ATGGATTGTAAACATTATATCTATTACCTAAAACTCTATTATTCCAATCAAATGATCTAGGTTGGGATAAAGCATATTGAGCAAAATCATATCTGAATCTAAAATCAGTTCTTAATTTCCATCTTAATTGTGAAGATGATAATGTATCTATTTGTACATTAGCAGGTACTTCTAAATCATATATTGGATCATGATTTAGTGTACTTACATGCCATGTTGTTGAACATCCAGTTAATAGTAACCCCAATAATAGTAAAAGTTTCTTCATATTATTTCTTTTTATATTCTGCTTTCTTTGTGTTTTTCACAAATTGCTTTCCTTTTTTATCTCCTCTAACTTTTTTAGCTACAGTAGCTTTACGCTCTGCTTTAGTTAAAGATTGGGCTTTTTTCTTAGGCAAACATCTTGTTGTAGCTTTACCCTTTTTCATTGTACCACACTTACCAGAAATATTACCTGAAGTATTGATTCTAACCCAATCTTCTTTTTTAAACCAATCACGTAGTGATTCTTGTATTCTTTCTGTTAGTTGTTCTTTAGTCATTATCCTTTCATATCTCCTTTACATACTTTTACAGCACGGCCTGATAGGTAAGCAGATGATTTTTCTCCAGCTGCCATTCTTTTTTTTCTATATGCTTCTCCTTTTTTACAAAGTTTTTCTTGTAATTGTTTTCCATTTTCTTCTATGTCTTTAACAATCTGCATTAAAATAGTAGACATTTCATCTGAAGTTAGACCTGTTGTTTTACCATCTGGAAAATAATTAGAATAACCTTCAAGGTCTTCCATTATAAATTTAACAGTTTCTTCAACAGCTTGTAAAGATTCATTCTTACTTCTCATTATAGAATCAGATTTAACTATACGAACTATTTCTCCTCTATCATCGTCGTCAGTATGAAATACTTCATATTCGCCAAATTTTTTACCATGGAATTCATCCCCAAATATTAATTTGTCTCGTTCAGATCCTATTACATCAATTCTATCAAAATAAGGTTCATCTCTAACATTAAAGTTTAAATCTGGGTATTTTGATGATAGTTTTGATGCAAGACTATTTAAATATGATTCATTTTCTTCTACTCTATCCCCTATAGCACCTGCTTCTTCTTCTGCTCCTATAGTAGGATCATCACCTCCATGGGTTACATTTAATGACCCAGCTACATCTTCTTGGTCTATATCATCTTCCCCACCTTGTTTATTTATGTCTAACTCATTTAGGTATCTTTTTATATTCCAAGAGTGTACATCAAAATTATCTTTCATAGTAAAATATGTTTATTATAAATATATAAAGTTAAGTTTTAAGTGATTCTAAATATTCTACAACTTCTTTTAAATGATCATCAACTTTTTCATTATTTAATTTCCCTACCCATCTTTCTACATCACCTGCTTCAGAAACAAACCCATCATTACTTTCATTTAATTTTTCTTTTACCCAAAGTTTAAATTCTTTAATACGATTATCTAATTCATCATTTTTAATTTTACGTTCGTATTCTTCGTATTTACCTTCTTTTTTTAATTTATGTTCAAAATCAACTACACAATTAAAACACATTTTATGTATATTGTAAAAAGATTTATCATTACGGTTTTTCATTACTGTATTACATTTAGGGCAAAGTAAAGGCATAACGTGTGCTTTTTTAGCTTTATCCAATTTTGTAATATTTTGTTTAATACCATCTTTAATAGTCCAAGTACGACCATCACTTTCCCATACATCTCCTTCTTCATAAAGTTCTTGTGGTTTAGTATATCCTACACTAGTACCTGTTTTATCCCCATGTTTACCTTTAACAAGATTTCTGATTCTTTCTACATCTTTTTCTTGAAATTCTCTTTTTAATCCATTTACTTTCATAAACCTAATTTTTTAAGATCATTTAATGTTTGACCTATACTTTTATATACTATACCTGTACCACCAGCTGCATTCCATCTCCCAATAGTATCTTCTCTATCATCTATTAAGATATCTGTTTTTGCTAATTGTGGTTTAATAAGGTGTTTTTCTTTTGCTTTCTTAAAGTTAATACGAGGTTTTGAGGGAAACACGTCACCTGTATGATTTTTTACCCAAAGTATTTTTCCTAAATAAGATTGTTTTTTAGCTGATGGGGAAGTTAATAATTCATAATCATAATCTTTAACAGCATCTACTAATGATGATGCTCCATCCATTGGTTTAATACCTACCCAAAATTTAATTTTATGTTCTTCGTCAATTAAATTCCAAAATGCTTTTCTACCATATTTACTTTCAAATTCACTTGGTTCCATTCCAGATAAATCTCTAAAACGTTGATCAAAATCAGCTAATACACCATCCATATCTAAATAGACTTTATATTCACTTTCATCTTCTCTTAAACGACCTAATTCTTGAGCGTATGCTAATAAACCAAATGGATCTTTTTTCTTACCTTCACTTATGGGTTCATTATTATGTCCACATTTATGACACATAAATAAATCATTTCCACCATCTACTATATTCCAACTCCAACCACAACCATCACATTCGATTTTATCGCCTACAACTGCTTCATTTAAATTATTAGATAAATCTACAACCCAAATTTTAGGGTCTATTTTATTTTTAACTAATCCTGATATTCTAGTATTACCTGCAACCAAATCATAATCATTATCTGAAAATTTAACTGCTATTGGCATTTCAATATTTCCTTTATTTAATGCATTTTGGAATCTTTGTTTTTTTGGTTCTTCTAAACTATCAAACTTTAAATCAACATTACCTAACTTGTCTTTAATCTTAGAGTAATTAGTAACATATCCTTTATTTGCTATTTCGATCCAACTCTTTATCCCCATTTCTTTAAACTCTGGGTAGCGTATAGCTTCTTCCCATTCATCTTTAAAATTCGGATTAATATAATTTATTTTTTTAATATCTTCATTTAATATGCTATCTGTCCAATTTCTAAACGTCATTGTACCTCTTAAATTAGCTTCTTTTTCTAATTTAGTTAAATGGTCTGAACTTGTTGTATCTGTACCTGGTATATCACCTAACCTATCTTCTAGATGTTGGATATGATGGATCATTTCATGCGCATATGAACGTACTATATCCTTTGGATGTCTGCCTTCAGTATATAACACGATATGTTGTTCACTTGGATCATAATACGCTGTTTTACCGAAAAAATCGCTAGCATTTTCTGAATCACCATCTACAAATTCAACTGAAGGTAAAGGTAAAACATTCATACCTTTATCAATCATATGTTGTGTTAATTGATCTATTTTATCTTGAACATCTATATATTGTTTATATGATGCATTTTCTTTTAATTTTTTATACCCTGAACCATAAGGTGCTGCTTTACCATCTTCAGGATCATTTTCCTGTATTTTATCTGCTACTATATTATATACTTCCTCTTGTTCTTCAGGATTAAGCATTGTAGGTAAAAAAGGTATAAATTTTTCTAATGATATTTTAGAAGCATTTCTAGCAGCTGTGCCTGAAACACCACCTTGTGTTATAATAGTACGAAGTTCTAAATTTGGGTATTTAGAAATAGAAGTTGTTCTAGCAGAAATATCTTTAAAGTCTTCATCATTACCTTCCCTAGCTCCTATAATCCATAATACTTCTCTTGTTGGATGGTTTTTAGCAAAATCATATACAGCTTTAATAGGTGGTATAGATGTTGGTTCCAATTTAACTTTAAATGGAAGATAATTATTATATACTTCCCAAATTAATAAAGATTCATCTTGGGATATACCATTTCGTTCCTTAGTACCTATAAAAATAATAAATTCATCAATTTCAGGGTTTTGTTTTAATGCTTTTTCAACAACTTCAAAATGCCCTGCCGTTGGTGGTTTAAAACCACCAGCATATACTGCTGTAGTTTGTTTTTTTTCCTCTTCAGGTAATAGTCCCTCTGTTAAATAACTTGTTAAACTCATTTAGATAAAAATTGTCTTAATATTTCTTGTGCCTGTTCTTTTGAAACTGAATTATTGATTATATTTTGAACATTTTTATCTGCAAGTAATTCTTTTAATTTGGAATTTAAAGCAGCTTTTGATTTGTCTGATCTTGCTTGTGCTTTAGCATCTTTTGGTTTTGTTCCTTGAGGTTTAAATGGATCTAAATATTTTTTTATTATATCCTCTACATCACTTAGTTTTTTATCCTCTAAAGTATTTGCAACAGAAACAAAATTACTTTTAAACATTGCTTCATATGCTTTATAATTATCTGTAACTGAAGCCCATGTTCTCATTACTATAGCAGGTGCTAAACTTCTATCTTCACCTCCAGATTTTTCAAATCTATCTTGATTTTGTTTAAGTGAACGTTCTAAATCAGTATAAACATAAAGCATAAATACTTCATACCCTGCTTCTTCTAATTCCTTTTTTAAATTGGCTGTTTGTTTAATTGATGCCGCTGTCCCATCTAATATAAAAGGTTCTTTACCTTCTATTGTTGCTGCTACTTTTCCTTTAAATTCTTTATTAGCAGATGCCATTGCTTTAGCTGCTTCGCTCCTATCTCTAGGACCAGCATTTTTTAAATCCAATGACACATTAGCTTTTTTTAATAATTCAATATAAGCGTTATCTACATTAAGTGTCTTAATACCACTAATATCTAAACCACGTAAAACATACCCCTTACCAGCACCCGGAGCACCAGCTAGAATTATCGCTTTTGGTTTTTCAATTTGTTCTTTGATAAGATCGTAAAGTTTTATCATAATGTATTTTGTTATAAATATACGAAGAAAAAGTGGGGGAGCCTAGCACCACCATATTTATTCTGATCCAGATATTGGTAAAGGAACCCAAACTATTTCTCCATCACTAAAAAAGGTTTGTTCAAATTCTTCAGTTCCATCATATTCTACAGATTCACTTACTATTGTTGGGTCATTTTCTATCATATTATATTATTATAAGTTCTGCTTCCTTCTACTCTACCAAAAAATATATCAGAAATACCCCATACACAATTATTAGGTCCCGTTCTTTGGTTATAATTTCTTAATATTAAAAACTTTACATATCTAGTATCATACCTAAAGGGTGTACTACTATTTCTATTTTCTCCCGAAAATACACCTGTTGCTTTTTGTGTCCAAGTTTCTGGGTAATTAGGTGCACCTAATGAATAACAATAAGAACCTCCTGCTCTACCATTCATTACAGGTGTTCCTGTAGCCATTGTCCCATAACCTAAATCAGGCATTGTAATATCACTATTAGATGAATTTTTTAAATCTACTTCATAGTCACCATTCCCGGTTAAAGTTGGACCTCCATCTTGGGTATAAAGACCACCACTTGGAGTATGTAATCCTATTCTAGTATATTCATAAGCCGTATAAGGAGAACCTGCAGGGTACATACAAAAAGTTTTAAAATAATAAGTAGTTCCTGAGTACCATCCACTGTTACTAGTTATATATGCTTTATCATCACCTACAGCTAATGGTCTACTTAATGTTGTATTACCAAGTCCACCACAATTTCTTAAATCAATATGTTGGTAAGAAGAATTATAAGTAGCCATACCAATATGACCACCTGCAAGATTATTGTTTGAATCTTTTGAAAATGTTTTTACATAACATATTATTTGATAATTAGCTGATGTATCATTAATAGGGATAAAATCTGTAGACATTGCTGTCCCGCCACTTCCTCCTGTTATTTGCAGATAAGGACCACCATCATGTCCCCCTGTTGCTTGATATGTACCCCAAGTAAAATTAGTATTACTTCCATGGTTTTGATTTCCATTTCTATACCAGCCATAACTAGGCAATCCATTATATTGTTGTGCTCCAAATACTCCCATTATATAAATCTTCCTTTTAATGCGTTATAATTTTGTAAAACTTCAGCATCTGATAGTCCATTTCTATAAGCATGAACAGAGGCTATATTTGCTTTTAAATATACTCCAGTATACCCTAATCCTATTCTAATATTAGCTGTAGTATTAGTACTCATTGGTGTATAACTATCTGTTGTTGTTTGTGTATTTACCCCATTTAAATACCATTTTGCTCCTCCTGTATATCTTGAAACACAAAAGTAGGACCAAGTATTTCCAGGTATAGAACTACTACCAAATCCTTTATAAGACCCACCATTTGCACCGTTACTTCCATAATAATAACTAATACCTCCTCCTTGTTCATGAGTCATAGTACCCGAGCCTCCATACGCTTGATCCCAAAAATTTCTTCTTCCAGAGTTTATAGTATGGTAAACCCACATACCTATAGTTTGGCCATTATTAAACCATAATGAAGTTTGGTTTGCAGATATTTGGATATAATTGTTACTACCATTAAAATACAAATTTTGTGCTGTAGTATCTGTATCTTGAGTAGCAGGGCTATTATAGACTGTACCTGTATTACCGTTACCTGAAATATCTTTGACAGTACTACTCCCTGGTATCCATGATCTTCTTGAGGTAAAATCATAAGCTACTCCTAATCCCGGTTTGACTAAATTTGGTCCTACATACATTATTATACGAATTTGCTTACTTTAGCATTATAGTTTTGTAAAATTTCAGTTGCACTTAAACATTTTTTATAACAGCTAAAAGAACCTATTTTACCTCTAAATCTCCTTCCATTATATCCTGTTAGGTGATACATATTTTCACTTGTTCCCCCAGATGCATCTGGTTGTGTATATTCTAAATCACCATTGATATAATGTCTAACATAGGTTCCATCCCATGTAGTTGTAATATGAGTCCATTCATCATAAGGTACTAACCCACTTGAGGATGCTCTCCAGTAATCATTATCAAAAGAATAACTCCAAAATTGAATTGAAGTACCTACAATTTCCCAAAAATTTCTAAATATACTATGTCTACTATTGCCTCCACTAACATTATATACCCAAACTTCTAATGAAAATAAAGGCATACCACCTGTATCAGGTGTATCTATATAAGCAGCAGTAGTTCCTATCCAATTTAAACAGCTCATACCATTGCTTAAAGTAGTAGTATCTAAAGAAATATCAGTACCAGAATTAGTAATACCACAAGCCGCTCCACCTTCAGCTAAGTTTTTTACTGATGATAAACCATTGTTTAAACATCTAGGGGAAGTAAAATCTAGTTGTATAAATAAATCTTCTGTTATTATATGTGGTCCTCTATAAAATCCCATTATAATCCAAATCTAGTTTTTTGTGCATTATAATTTTGTAAAGCTTCATCATCAGTTAATGCACTATTATAAATACGTACTATAGCAATTCCTCCCGAATATTGTCTACCTGAACTTTCTCTACCTATTAATAAATTGCCATTACGAGTACTAGTACCTGTAATATTACTAGTAGTGTATTTTGTTCCATTTTGCCACTGTTTAAGTTCACTCCCAGTCCATACAGTACACCACCAATTCCATGTTTGATTTGTAATTGCAGGTGCTCCTTGAAAATATCCATTATTGTTTTTTCCATACCAGTAACTTGATAACTGTCTACCACTTTTTGTAATAGACATATAATTTCCATTTCCACCATGTAATAAAATTATAGTTCCTCTATCACCACTTGTTACTTCAGATGAAGCAGGGTATAACCATGCTTCTAATGTTCTTTGGGTAGTATTAGAATTAGCACTACTGGGAATGCCATTTGCGGACCAATAATCTCCATCTTGATCAAAATTAAAACAAGTTGCTCCTCCTAGTGTAGTTAAAGTAGGGGATCCTGAACTCCCAAGATTAATATCATTACCACTTAAGTCATACCAAACACCCCCACTACCTGGATATGATCTGGTTGATGCTGCATCTACGGATATTACTAGATTTTCTGTTACTATATTTGGCCCCCTATAAAAACCCATTTAATATTTTGTTATAAATATTAGACGGTTCTTTTTACTATAGTTTCAAACTTTTGTGTTGCTGGTTTGTGTTTAGGATTTTCTAAATCAAATAATTTTTTTACAGATTGGAAAATATCTAAATTTTCTTCTTGTGTACGAGGTGATTCATAAACTTCCCAATTTTTACCTTTTAAACGTTTGCCTGCTTTATCTATACCTCTAGACTTAGATTTTAACCATAATACACCTACTCTATCTACGGGCATACCATAACATTCTTCATAACACTGAGCATAAACAGCTCCTTGTAAATCGTAAGTTGTTTGTAAATGGTTACTAGTTTTAAAATCAATAACCCAACGTTCCATTTTACCATCAATTTCAATTTCACAAACTAAATCACAAGTACCTGCTACTTTAAGTTTATCTGAGAATAAAGATACTTCTGTTTCAACTAATGTTGGTTTATAAGTTTCCCAAAAATCAACAAAACGTAAAAACATTTGCCAAACATGAGGAGGCATTTTAGGGTGACCATTATCATTTAAATACTTTAATTCTTTACCTTCAAAATATTCTTCAATCATTTCGTGTACTGCTGTACCTTCTTCACCTGCTTTTTTTACAATCCATTCTGCACTGTATCCAACTTTTTTAAGCCAGTCTTCAAAGTATTTGCCTTTTGGGTAAGCATTTAAAACATAGGTAATAGATGGGTAATACTCACCGTTACGTCTGTAATACCTTGAATCAGGTAAAGTAATTTGTTTGTGATCATCTGAGATCTCTAGTATTCTATTGTATGATTTTTTGATCATATAGCTAGTTTGTGTTCCATTAAATCATAGTAGGTTAATGGAACTGTGTTTTGAATAAGTCTAGTGAAATTTTCGAAACCCATTTCACTCGGGTCCTTATCTTGTAAATCTACAAGATAGACTTCTTTACCTTCTGCCATTAATTTTTCACAGAATTTTAAAGCTTGTTTAATTGCATCCCTATCTAATGCAATATAAATTTTATCTACTACAGAGGTAACTATTTTTTTCATTAAGCTACTCTGTATGTTTTTCCCCAATAGTGGGATTGCGTTTCTTTTTATAGCAATAGCATCAAATAATCCTTCACATAAAATAATTGGTATATTCCAATTAATTAAATGTTCATTAGGTACTACATCTCTACTTGCTGATGGGTTACGATATTTAATGTATGGTTCTTTTTCAAATGAACGAGCAGTAAAGTAATTTAATCTACCCTCGGCATCATATGTTGGGATTATAATCATATTTTTATATAATCCTTCTTTACAATATCCTATATTGTACTTTATTATATCGTATTTACTAATATGTCTTTTTTTTAGGTACGCAAGCGCGTGTCTAGCCATAATTCCGCTGTTATCAACGTTATTTAGGCCAATATATTCATTAGGTAATACAACATTAGATGCAACTTGTGTTTCTTTTATTGATTTTGAAGTTTTAACAAGGGATTTAAGTTCAGTAAACTTACTTACATCTACTTTTAACTGTTTAAATAAAGAATATATAGTAGTGCCTCTTACATCACAAGCCCAACAATGCCAAGGATTTTTACCTTCCCTATTTTCTGTCAGATTAACCTCCATTTTTGGTTTATGATGATGACAAAATGGACAGTGATAGGCATAATTGTTTCTAGCAGTTGCCTTGCCCGAACCCATCACAGAGTTTACTAATGTAACTAATAACTGGTTTACCATATGGGGTAATATACACTAATGTATTTTAATTTCCAAAGGATCTTCGTAGTTAATATCTTTTAAGTCTTTTGTAAAAAATTTACCTAAAATATTATCATTAAAAAATTCATCTGGTTTTTCTAATACTTGATAAAGCATTTGATATTTAACTTCAAAATAGGTCATTGATTTTTTATCAGGACACATTTTTAATATAATACGCTCAAATTCATCTTTTTTACCTTCTAATAATAGTTGTTTAATTTCTTTTTGGGAACCATAGTACTTTTCCCAATCTGATTCTTTAACTTCTAATTTATATGTAGGGCGACGTCCAACAATCCCAGTTAAGGCAGCTAACTCTTTTTTTCCGAGTCTCTTTTTTTTATTATGAAATAATACCTTTTTCCCAATATAAGACTTACCCGTAGGTTTGTGTGTTGTTATATAAACGAAACCGAATGTATTTTCTGGGAATTGAGTAATATCTCCTATTTTATGCGTTTTATAGGTCCAACTCATGATTTATGATTTAATATAAATATTAATTTTCTCTTCGTTCCTCAGGCTTGTAATAATGAATACGTTCATGCCATATAGGAGAAGCTAATAAAACTGCAGGATTTAGGTTGCCTTTTTTAGTTTCTTGGTACATATAAGACATCCTAGTTTGTTCATAAGGATGATCCCATTTTGTGTCTATAAACATTTTTTTATTACCTTTTTTAGAAACAATCATAGGCCAATTGGTATAAGTAATTTCCCCATTTATGTAAGCTACCCCATTTAAACTATCTATCCTATTAAAGATAGTCCTAGGGGCATTAGGGTCATTACCAGTAGTAGGTAATTTATCATAATTGGGCCAATCCCTAGTTCTTATGTCTTGTGGAACATTATACCAACTAGTTTGAATATTATTATCCCAATATACTTCTGTAAAGGATAATTTTAAAAAATCAAAATCTTCCTTTAACATAATTGTATGTAATATATTATATAAATCAGGAATAAATTTTCTTAAACCATTTCTACAAAATTGCCCTTCCATTGAAGGTGGGTTTGATGTCATATCATCTTCAAAAAAGAAATAATAATCAGCATCTGATTTATCAAAATGATCTGCTGCTGCTTGTCTTCCCCCACATATTCCTATATTACCTCCATTATCAATATATTCAAATTTATATTTTTTTGCTATTTTTTTATTTTTAGCTTTTGCTTTTTCGTCTGTAGAATTGTCTAATAATACTAAATGGGGTTTCTCCAACCATTCGGGAGTTTTTTCCATTGTTTTTATTGTAAATTCTAACTGTTTTGGAAAATTAAATGTTAAAATATATAAATTTGTTTTTAATTTTTTTAAATCCCATATAGATACTTTTTTATTAAGTTTAGAATTTTTAGGGATATCAACTAATTTAACATCTTTATTTACTAAAGCTTCTGTAAATTTTACTACTAAACCATTTCCATCTAATTCAAATCTTCTGTATAAATTTGGTTCTTTATGAGCCATAATAGAAAAAATACTTTCTTCTGTACCCATTAAGCCTCTTTCTAAGGTTTGAGTTAATAATGAATAATAAGTTGAGTTAGCTTCTCTGATTTGGTCTTTATGCCCACCAAATAAACCTCCTCTACAAACATATTTTACTTTTTTCCCTGCAATTTCATTCATTTCAGGGTATTTAAACCCATGTATTTCATCTGCTGCATCATAAGGATAAGATAAAAATAGAAAGGGATTTGAACATTCAGTTAAATAATCTAAACAATTGTTTTCACCTAAATGTGTAGCAGGGACGGTATTAGTTAAACCTGCATCAACCCAAAAATAATAATCAGTTTCAAAGTTATTATAACATACAGCATCATGTAACATAAACATTTTAGATTGTACTATAGGATTATAATATTCTAATGATGCCTGAGGGCTATTTGGTAACCATCCACCTTCACCTGTTAAATTATACCAATCTGGGTTTTTTCTGATTTCTTGTGTTTTATCCCAGTGTGGAGCATATAATTGTTTTATATCCTCTAATTCAAATATTTTAACAAAAGTATTATCTGGGCTTCTATGTTCCCATATAAGTTTTTCTAATGAAGCAGGAGCAAATAAAATCATATTTGCTTCGATCTTTAAAAATTCTTTAAATCTAGGAATATAATGTTCTTCAAACTTTCTTCCTTCTCGGTTTAAATCCCATAAACCCGAAACTATTGTATAATTTTTACTCATATGGCCAATCGTATATTAATTTTTTAACGTTTACTGGGTCTACTCCATTTTGATATTTATAAAACTTAATTATATTGTCTTTATTTTTTTTATAAAATTCTTGTCTACTTGTAGTTTGAACCATTTTGTACATATCTTGATATAAACTACCATGGTGTAAATTAAAATAATCATTTTCAGGATGATAAAAATGATGAACTAATCTATGACCACCAAATGTAATATCTTCAGTAATTATATCAAATTTTTTCTTTAATAATAATGATAGTATTCCATGTATCCATTCATCTGCTACTGTCCAAGAATTCCACTTAAGTAAATCATGTTTATTACTATATGAAATTTTTAAAATATCATTCCATATATTAAAATACATTTCTAATAGATTTTTATCTTTAAAATCAAAACCTCTTAACCACCCATCATTCATTTTTAAATCATTACCTAAACTTTTTACTTCATCTTCTGATATTCCATATTTAGTAAAAGCCTCTGAAAAATTATCCCAAATATTATTTATATCTGCTGTAAAATTCATTGGTAATGAAATCAGTAAATTTTTACCAGCATATTCTGTATTTATATGATTTAAAACACTTGTATGTTGGTTATGATAATTTAAAACACAATCACTATCTAATAAAGCAAATTTTGTAATATTTCTTTCTAACAACCATGGTATAACAAATCGATGTTTACCATAAGGAAAAATATTTCCTTCTTTACTTTTTTCTAAAAGCTTTGATATGAATTTATCATTATCATATTCCTTTATTAAGGGTTCATTTAATTGACTTTCTTTATCTGAAAGTTGATCTATATCTAATACTGTTAGATTAAAATTAATATCTAAATTATCAAAAAATTCAGGGGTGTTTGTTAATACTATAACATTAGTATCTTTAGGTACCCATTTAAAAGTACTAATTAATGTCTTAATAAATTGAGGTCCTATTGGGAAAAAAATATAATGGAAATCTTGCATTAAATTGTTTTTTTAAAGTAATAATCATTAATAATTAAACCATCCATTTGGCTTTTTTGAAATATATCCCAAGCATCTGTTAAACTTGATAAAATAGGTTTTCCAGCAACATTAAATGATGTATTTAATAGTACTCCAACTCCAGTTTTTTCTTTAAATTGAGTTAATAAATCATACAACCAAGGATTTTGTTCTTTAGTTACGGTTTGTACTCTAGCAGTATTATCAACATGAGTAATTGAAGATAGTTTTTTTCTCCATTTTTTCTGAACTTTAGGGCAAAATGACATCCATCTACTTTCTTTATCCCATTCAAAATATTCATTAACATCTTCAAGTCTTACTACAGGAGCAAAAGGTCGATACCATTCTCTATTTTTTACTTTAGCATTTAATATATCTTTCATTTCGGGGAAAGATGGATCACATATTATACTTCTATTACCAAGAGCACGAGGTCCATGTTCCGCTCCCCCTCTGGCTACTCCTACTATTTTACCTTTTGATAAATCCTCTACTAAGTCTAAAACATTTAAATCATATGATCTAAAAGGAAATTCTCTAGTTTGAACATGATGTCCAAGAGTATTTTGATCTAATAATTCTACCCCTTTATAGGTAACATCAATTGGGTTTGATGGTTTTAAATGATGTAATAACATACCTAATGCTATACCACAATCATTAGGACCAGGAGCAACAAAAACGTTTTTACCAAATTCTTCTACTAATCTAGTATTTAATATTATATTTAAACCACAACCACCAGTTATACCAATTGGTAAATCTGGGTATTTTTCAAAATAAGGTTTAGCTACTTCTAGAAAACATTCTTCAAATGCTCTTTGTGACGTTGTAGCTACATTATATGCTATATCTCCTTCAAGTCTGTTCTCTACATCAAAATTTACACCAATTTCATCACCTAATATTTTAACTTTTTCTAACCAATTTAATCCATTAACATCACTTTTGTAAAAATTAATAAAATGAGGTAACCATTCTTCAACAACCTTACCATAAGATACTAAACCCATAAGCTTACCAGCATACACTAAATTTCCTTCACTAAGTGGTTCAAACCTTATATCTTTCATATAATGTCCAAATATCATATAAGGAAAACCTAAGTCATAAAATACATGAGGTAAATTAATTATTGGGTTAGGTACGCATTCAAGTAGTTTTACTGATTCTTCTCGTTTTGCATGATATATATTAAATTTACCATCATCTCCCCCACCATCAAAAGAAAATAATAATGCTTCTTTATGTGGAGATTGATAAAAAGTACCAGCAGCATGTGATTCATGGTGTTTACTTAAAATATAATTTTTTGCTGGTATATCATTATGAAGGATATGTATCCCATTATGGATTATATCTGTGTTTAGATAATAACAATTTTCAAATTCTTTAATATTTAATGTATCCATTATATATTTTGGAATTAATTTAGATAAAAACTGAACATCATCAGCTTTTGCAGTCTTGTATTGTGCTATTCCACTATTTTTATAATTTAAAAACCGTTCTATTTCTAATACAAGTAAAATTTCACCATCTTGTTCTACAACATATGACCCATTGTGTGAACCGTAAAAACTTATGTTTGCCATTTATTTTTATTTTATTAAATTTTCTTCTATTCTTTCAACCCATCCTCTTTCTTCACTATGTCCCCAATATACTACCCTTGTAGGATTTTCATCAGTCATAAACATTTTTTCATAATGGATAGGTTTACCTTCTTCCAAAAATTGTTTTAGCCTATAATCATCTACATATTCACTATTAATACTATTTCCATCTTTATCATCATATGCTATTAAAATAAAATTATAATCTTTAGCTGGTAGTTGGTCAGGGGTAACATTTACTAAATGATAAAATGAAAACATAAAACTATCCTCCCATTCTTGTTCATCTTCAATTATAGGGTTTGGAGGGAATTTATTGTCTCTAGTATGTTTTTGAAATGATTTTTTCTTAAAATGAATACCAGCATATTTTTCATAATCTCTTATAGTACGGACACTACCCAAACCATATTCACCTAAATCATAACCATTATCTTCAACTCCTATAAGTTGTCTAATTCTAGCTCTTCCTATATCTTGTTGTCTCCACCACATATCATCTCCACGTTTGGATTGATCATCCCATATTAACATATTATCTCTTTCTTCACGCATTGTAGCATGCCAAACAACTACTTGGTGTGGATGAAATAAATCATAACCATGAGTAAAACTTCTAACAGATAAATTTAATTCTTCTCCTGAAAAATATATTTCTGGGTCATGTTTTACTTCTTTAGCCCATTTATTTGGACCAAAACAAAAATGACCTGAAATAAATCTAGCTGGTACTGGTTCTTTTAATGTTTTATGGTCTACATGATGGTATCCTGTGGGACGAATAAATATAGTACCATGTGGATAAAAACATGCTGCTTCACTAAACCATGGTTCATTTACTCTTTCTGATGGGTCATTAAATGGATTATAGTATGGTAAATAACCACATATTAAAGGATTTTTACCTTTCTTTTTTAATTTATCATACCATTTAATTAAAGTTACATCCCAGTCTTTTGCAAACCTATGATGGGCATCTAACTGTAATACAAAATCTTCATCATCTAACAATTCTTCATTTATAATGGCTCTAGCATAAGGTAAACCTTTAGCTTCTTCATAAGGAATATCTGATATTTTAAATCTAGGATCATCTCTAAATTCATCTAAATTATCAAAACCATCCTCAGGATTATATTGTCTACAAATACCAAAGTGTATTCTTTTAGGATTTTTAGCTTGGGCTAATGCATCCTTGATAGTGGGTATTAATTCAGGTTCCCTGTAAGCAGGGAGATGTAACATTATTTTTCTCATTGAGGTGGTGTTATTCCTTTATTTAATTTTACTTCATATCTTTCAATATATCCCTTAGATTCGGAATGAGGCCATATAACCCATTTATCAGGTTTTTGTCCAAAAAATTCCCTCCAAATTCTAACCCAACCATCATCTCCTTTAGCTTGTTCTAATAATCTTTTTAATTCATTAGCATCTGCATCTTGTCTATCTACTACTGTACCATCTTCCATTTCAAAAGAAACTACCCAAAAATCATAATCATCTTCATTAAAATGGTCTTGATGCACATCAATACAATGTTTAAAATGAGGTCTTAACATGCCTTCGTATTTATCTGGTGGGTTAGGAGGTACATTTCTATCTAAAGTAAATTGGGTTACTGTTCTATCCCCAAATTTTAATCCAGCATAACGCTCATATTCTTCTAAGGTTCTTACTTCCCCAAAATAATATTTTCCTAAGGCATTTTTGGCACATGGTGTACATTTATGCCCGTCCATTTCATGTAAAGTTCGATATCTTAAATGGGAATGTTCATCAATATCATTCCAATTGCTATGGTCATCCCAATGTTTTATAAAACCGTTTCTACTATAAAAATGCCATGCTATAATTTTATGAGGGTGAAAGATATCATAACCCCAAGTAAAAGATCTAGCAGCTATACTAGGTTCTTCACCATGAAAATACATTTCAGGGTCATGTTGTACTTCATTACAAAATGCTCCTCCTGCAAAAGCAAAATGAGCAGAATAAAATCTTCCTGGAACCGGGGAATCTAAGTTTTCCCACCCTGAGATTAGGGAAGGAAAAGTAAATATATAACCTTCGGGAGTAAATCTATTAAAATCTTGTTGCCAACACTCTTGTGTTCTATCTTTAGGGTCTTTTTCTGGAAAATACGAGGGTAAATAACTAGTTATTAAAGGTTTTTTATGTCCTTTTTTCTGAAGATCTTTATACATTTTAATTAATTCTGTATCCCAGTTTTTAATAAATCTATGATGGGAATCTAATTGTAAAGTATAAGTTTCATCAGTATAATATTGTTGGATCATGTTTCTAGCCCAACATACACCCTTTGATTCTTTATAAGGAATATCTAAAATTAAAACTCTGCTATCATTTTGGTATTGATCTAATTGATCCCATTCATCTTTATCATCATGTTGCCAAGCAATACAAACTTTAAGATTATTTGGATTTTCAGCATTTTTAAATAAATCTTCTAAAGTATTATTTAATTCAGGGTCTCTATATGCTGCTATTTGTATAAATATACTTTCGTCTTTTTTAGACGATTTATAAGGTACTATTTTATTTAAATATTCTTGTCTTTTATCACACCCACAATCTTCATCTATGGATTTAACAAGTTTATCTATTTTAAAAAATTTAGTGATTTTGGCTACTGTATCACCCAGCCCTTTAGATTTTGACATTCGATATAACTTTTATTATAATATACGACCATTTTATTCAACAACCAAATAATTTTATCTATCTATATTAACCAAAATTGTAGTATCTGTTGTACGAGATGTTGGTAATGGTTGTGCTAATTTTCCTACTGCTAATAAATTATAAGCTTCATCATATAATCCTACACAAGTAATATAAGGAGAAAAATATGATCCAGTTACATAGTCATAAGGTTGTCCTTGACTTCCTGATATAACTGTTGGATTATTTGTGTAATTATATTCTTCAGAGCCTATTGTACATTTATATTGGGTTTCAAATATTTCATATGAACTAGAAAATGACATAGTCACATCCATCTCACCTATAAAAGCTTGTAAAAAACTATCTCTTGAGCCCATATTATTTTATAATAAATATTATATTGATTCTAAATTTAAAACTTTGGAATTAATTGGAAAATATAAAGATCCACTTTCATTTAAACTACCTGAATACTTTGTTATTAATTTTAATTCATCATTATTGTAGTCACCTGCTGTATCCCACCATAAATCCATTAGTATTAAATCATAACTTGCAGTTATATTATGATTAAAAGCATCTCCTTCTATAATATTAATATCCGAAGATAAATGGTTACTTTCACTTAACCAAGTAATTACTTCACTTTCATTTTCAATTACATCTATTTTAGAACAAGATGTATTTGTATCTACCCAATGAGCTAATATTCCTAAACCTGCCCCACCTATTAAAATGGAATCAAATTCAAATTTATTTAATTTATTAACAAAACTATTTATATAGCTAGGACAATCATCTATATGTTTTCCTGTATTTAAATAGAACATTTTTACATTATTCATATAATTAAGTGAAACAGTAATATTATTACCATTATAATAATGTAAATTATTTTCATTTATATTTAATAACCCCATATTTTATTTTTTAGAACGGTGTACATAAGTTTGTTAAATTAATTGCTCCTGTTGAAGTTTTATCTCCAGCTGATGTTCCATCTGAGTAGTATCCTGCAGGAGCATGTTTAGATCCTAATGAATTAAAGTATATGAAACATCCATTAGCAAATGATGAACAATTTGTGTAATAAGTTGTTGGGTTCATAGCATTAATACAAGCATCATCTATATCATCTGCATCATAACCTAATAATATAGCATTTAAACTAGTTGGTGTTCCAGATGGAGTTCTTGTTGGAGTTGGTGTTGGAGAAGTACAAGTACCAGTGTTTGTAACTTCACCTGCATTGTTTACTCTCATATATCTTGTTGCGTTGAGACCATCAACTACATGGATACCATAATAATATAAACCTCCTACCCATGTTACAGTACCTGCTGAGTTTTTATAAATTTCATCTCCTACTTGAATTGAAGATAATGATGAACGAGCAACCCAGAATGAAGTTTGGTTTGTAAATGTTCCACAGGCAGTTGCAATTGTCGTTGCACCTGAACCTTCTGAACTAACTGATTGGTATTGGAATAAAGTTGGTGAACTTGAAGGTGTTGCTGTTCTACTAGGTGTTCTAGATGGTGTTTTAGATGGTGTTCTAGTAGGTGTATAACTAGGTGTTATAGATTTAGAAGGTGTTACTGATCTTGTTCTAGTAGGTGTTGGTGTAATAGTAGTACATAATGTCATTCCAGTAGAAACAATTCCTTGTGCATTAACTTGTACATAAACATCTTGTGGTCCTGGAGCAAAAGTTCCTGATGTATCTACGTATCCAAAGAATCCACTACCTTGTACAACTGCTCCTGATACTCTTATTTCATCACCTACTTCTGGATATAAATTTGAACCACCATTTGATGTTGATTTAATTACATCTACAGAATATTGATTACTTCCATTTCCAATTACATTACAAGAGCTGTAAGAGAATAAATCCATATCTTTAGTTGCATCCCAATTAGATGCTGCTATGAAAATATCTATATCTACTAATTTTCTTGATGGAGTTGGTGTTACTGATCTTGTTCTAGTTACACTAGGTGTTCTAGTAATTGATATACTAGGTGTTCTAGATGGTGTTCTAGTTTTACTAGGTGTTCTACTTATCGATTTACTTATTGTGATACTAGGAGTTCTAGATGGTGTTCTAGTTATCGATTTACTAGGTGTTCTAGATGGTGTTCTACTTATCGATTTACTAGGTGTTCTAGAAGGTGTTCTAGTTTTACTAGGTGTAATAGAAATACTAGGTGTTGCACTAATTGATTTACTAATTGTAATACTAGGTGTTCTAGTAATTGATATACTAGGTGTTCTAGTTTTACTAGGTGTAATAGATATTGTAGGTGTTACACTTGGTGTAGCACTTATACTAATACTTGGTGTTCTAGAAGGTGTTCTGGTATTAGTAGGTGTAATAGATATTGTAGGTGTTATACTAGGTGTAATAGAAATACTAGGTGTAGAACTTATCGATTTACTTATTGTGATACTAGGAGTTCTAGATGGTGTTCTAGTTATCGATTTACTTACTGTTATACTAGGTGTTCTAGATGGTGTTCTACTTATCGATTTACTAGGTGTTCTAGAAGGTGTTCTGGTGCTAGTAGGTGTAATAGATATTGTAGGTGTTACACTTGGTGTTCTAGTTATCGATTTACTTACTGTTATACTAGGTGTTCTAGAAGGTGTAGCACTTATACTAATAGTTGGTGTAATAGATATTGTAGGTGTTATACTTGGTGTTCTAGTTTTACTAGGTGTTCTACTTATCGATTTACTAACCGTTATACTAGGTGTAACAGATATTGTAGGTGTAACACTTGGTGTAGCACTTATACTAATACTAGGTGTTCTAGTAGGTGTTATTGACTTACTTGCAGTTGTACTAGGAGTTGCACTAATTGATGTACTAGGTGTTGATGAAACCGCTGGTGTTTTACTTATACTAATACTTGGTGTTGTTGTTGCTGTTCTAGTAGGTGTAACACTTACTGAAATACTTGGTGTATTAGAAGGTGTAGCACTTATAGATTTACTTACTGTTATACTAGGTGTTCTACTTATCGATTTACTAATTGTAATACTAGGTGTTACACTAGGTGTAGCACTTATAGATTTACTAGGTGTAATAGAAATACTAGGTGTAATAGAAATACTAGGTGTTTTACTTATACTAATACTAGGTGTAGCACTTATACTAATACTAGGTGTAACTGAAGTAGATGGTGTTATGCTAATACTTGGAGTAGCACTTATAGACTTACTAATTGTTATACTAGGTGTTCTACTTATAGTAATACTTGGTGTTACAGATATTGTAGGTGTAATAGAAATACTAGGTGTTGCACTAATTGATTTGCTAATTGTAATACTAGGTGTTATACTAGGTGTTTTACTTATACTAATACTAGGTGTTACAGATATTGTAGGTGTTACACTAATAGACTTACTAACAGTTATACTAGGTGTAATAGAAATACTAGGTGTGGCACTAATAGACTTACTAACAGTTATACTAGGTGTAATAGAAATACTAGGTGTAGAACTTATCGATTTACTAATTGTAATACTCGGTGTAACACTTGGTGTAGCACTTATAGATTTACTAGGTGTAATTGATATAGATGGTGTTCTAGTAGGTGAAATTGAAATACTAGGTGTAGCACTAATTGATGGGCTAATTGTAATACTTGGGGTTAGTGAAATTGAAGGTGTTAAACTTACAGATTTAGTTACTGTTATACTAGGTGTAGCACTAATTGATTTACTTACTGTTATACTAGGTGTAGCACTAATTGATTTACTAGGGGTTACACTAGGTGTAGCAGTTATTGATATAGTAGGAGTTCTACTTATACTAGTACTTGGTGTTGGACTTATACTAATACTTGGTGTTTTACTTATAGATTTACTAGGTGTAATTGTAATACTTGGTGTAGTAGTTACTGATTTACTAACAGTTACACTAGGTGTTGCACTTATAGATCTACTAGGTGTTGCACTTACTGATGGGCTTATTGTTATACTAGGTGTTATACTAGGTGTTCTACTAGGTGTTCTAGTTACAGTTGCTGTAGGTGTAAGTGATGGGGTTATTGAAGGGGTTATAGAGGGTGAAGGAGGAATTGATAATGTATCATAATCAGCATCTGTTAATGTGTTAGCTAACATAATCATTCCATGTTCGTAAATTACATTACCAACAAAAAGAGAATTTCCACTACTTCCTGTAATTCTTAATCTACCATTCCCATCATCAGTTATAGTTCCACTATTTGGGCTTTCTATTTTAACCGTTCCTGGTTGAATATAATCTCCATATAATTTTGAAGGTATAGTTATTACTCCAATACTTTGGGATGTTGGAAATGACTTTTGAGGATTTAATGTTGTTTCCTCATAATTGTAATAAATTGTATTATACACATCATCCGAACCCGAAGGTGGAGTTAATGTTGTATCTAAATTTTCTGTAGGTACAATTGCATCTGAAATTTCTCCAAAACTACCTGATATATAATTTGTATAATATAGCTGAGAAGCATTAGCATAAACTAATACTTCAGGTACAAAATAAACAGAATCTGTACTTGATAAGGATTGAGAATTAAGATAGTTCCCTGGTTTCCCAAAGTATCTATCTATTCCTACATTATCATCGTTAAAAAACGCCATTTATTTATTATTTATATTATTATTTAACCTGCACAAAATTCTCCACTAGATCCCCAAGTACCTGAAGTACCATAATATTTAACTATACTACCTATTGCATAATATCCAGGTGCAGCACGTTTAGTACCAGTAGAATTAAAATATAAAATTGGAGATGAAAGTTCAAGCCATTCTATATTTGAATAAATTGCTGGATTAGAACCTATATCATCACAAGCATCTTGTGAATTACCATTATCATAACCATAATTTGTTTCTGAAAATAGATTTGATGTTGCTGATGGGGTTACAGATATTGTAGGTGTTACACTAATACTAGGTGTAGCACTAACACTAGGTGTAATACTAATTGATGGAGTTGGAGTTGGTGATTGACCAGGGGCTCCACTTAAAGATATACTAGGTGTTATACTAGGTGTTCTACTTATACTAGGTGTTTTACTTACAGATATACTTACCGTTATACTAGGTGTTACACTAATACTAGGCGTAGCACTAACACTAGGTGTTATACTAATACTAGGCGTAGCACTTATGGATGGTGTTAAACTAGGAGTAGGTGAGACAGTAGGTGTTGGTGAATTTGCAACGAACCTAAATCCCTTATTTACCTCTAGTGGAGATATTATTATATCTTGCGCTTTGAATTGTTTGAAAGTAGCCATTCATTATTAAAAATCTAATTTAACCCTAACTAATGCTTCTTTTGTAAAGTCTTTTAGTAAAGGTTTTGATAATTTAGCTACAGCTAAAAGTTCATTACTATCATTATACATTCCAACCGTTGTTGCATATGTTTGAGGATTATCAATAAAATAACTATAAATTACTTCTCCTGTTGATCCTGATATAAAACTTGGATTTTCTGAATAATTAAATTCTGCGTTTCTTGCTCTAACAAATACAAAATCTGATGTTATAGTTTCTTGAGAATTTAATTTAAATATTTCTCCGTCTGCATCACCTGTTGATCCTGATATGTGGTTATATAATTCAGTTGCATTAGAAATACCGGCTGAATTGTCATTATCATTTGAAGCACTTACAATATTTAAACCAATACCTATTGATGTTTTATCACATAAAGCAGCTACATTTAATAGTACTGTAGAAATGTCTGGAAGGAATAAACCATAAGATCCAGATACTTCTGTGTATCCAATTCCTCCATCATATGAAGTACCTCCTGATCCACTAATTACTTGGTATGCTCTTTGAGCACCATAATAAGTAGGAATAGATTGTAATTTTGAGTTATCAGTTAAACTTAACTGTGTTAAGTTAACATTACTACTTGATAATACTAAATCAAATGAACTTGGGAATAATTTTTCTTTATATCTTGCTCTTTCAATGCTTAAAGCTATAAATTGGCTTCCTGAGAAACTAGAACCAAATACAAACTGTGAATTTTCATCTTCTAAAACTAAAGTTCTATATTGACCATATGAAGTTCTTGAAGGTGATTTACCACTTACTGCGGGATCGAACAATAAGCTTCCTCCTCCTGTATCATTAGCATAAGCAATTCCGAATTGTACTGCTGCTTCTGGTAGGTCAGATGATGTTTGATAAACATTTAAATAATAAGGACCAGATGATCCTTCTCTTTGTGTTGAAGAGGTTGCATACGTGTTAAGTGATACACTATTATTAGACCATACTGTAGAAGTAACTGTATCAGCACTTACTACAAAATCTTGTGGATCGAATCTTTTAAAGCCCATATCTTATGAAGTTAGTTGGTTTTGTGTTATTGTTACTGGGATTGTTATTCTTGCTCCACTATCTAAACCTGTTACTGTTAAAGTAGTTTTTAATGTATTTTGTGTACCAAATAAAGTATTAACAGTTGTAGCTGTCATATTAATCTGAGTACCAATAACTGTTTTAGATACATTAGTACCAATTGTAGTTGTTGAATTTGCATTAGTTGCAACATCCGTATTAATTCCTATACCATTAAAGTTACTAAATAAACGAACATCTCCAATAGTAGCTACATAACCACTAGTTTCAAATGTTTGATTTTGACTTAAATAGTTTAAAGTTTGTGGAGTTATTGCTAACTGAGCCCCTTGTTTTAAGTTTATTGAAGCGTATCCTAAATCAAGTACTGGTAATCTAGCTGTACCTCTTGGTAAAGTAGTTAACTTATACTTCATTATTTGTTGTTCATCTGGAAATGCTTCTAATAGAGGCATGTTATCAATTGCTTCACCATAATATGCTGAACCTGATGGATGTGTTGGATTATAAAGTGTATAATCTATTTCATCATCAGATAATGCAAATTGAGTGATTCTAAATGAACCATCGTTTCTTGCTAACAGCTCTCTACCTTTTTTAGTAAGAATAGCATCAACTGTTATTACTGAATTGTTTAAATATCCCATTGTTGTGTTTTTATATAAATATTATATGCTTATAAATATGCATCTTATTAAGATTGTATTACTCCTTTACTAATTAAATCATTTACTATTATAGAAGCACTTTGAATTAGATAATCTGTCGGATAATTCGGGTACAATATACCAGGGGTCATTTGCGACTCCAAGGAACTAAATGAAGCAGAATAAGAACCACTTAGATCTGAATTACCACCGGAACCTGAATCTATACTTCCTGATAAAGCAAATCTAGATCCTGAATATTCTATTACTCCTGTACTTATACTTGCACTTCCTAATGTTTCATAAGGAAATGGAGTATCTAAATATAATGAATTAGGGCTTTCAATTGGTCTTCTTACTAAAAAGAAATCTTTATTTATTGATTTATCTATAGGTTCAGATAGTTCAATTTTTAATTTTCCTATTCCATCACTTTCTATATTTTCATCTGGCCCCCATACTCTAATAATATCATATGTAAAGTTTTCATTATTAGAAAATCTAATTTGATCGTTGGTAAATAATTGTAGTGCATATTTTATTGTATCAAATGATGTGTTAGCAGGTTCTATTCCTCCAGGAAAGTATTCTGATGGGCCAGGGAAATATTCTAAATCTGCTTGTTTAAATTCTTGACCATAAGCTTCATTCATATTACTAGATGCCATAACTAAATAATTTGCTTCTCCAGATCCTGTAACTTGCCAAAATGGTGAAGCTGCAACATTAGATTCTTGTAATAAATGATCATAAACACCCATTCCTTGAATTCTTGTAGGTGTTTGTAAAAAATCTCCAGAATCTGGGAAGAAATAACCTTGTCTATGTCCACCTCTAGCATTTTTAAATGATCCTATAACTTGGAATTTTATATCATCATTTACTTTAATAGTATAATTACCAGTATTTAAAGTAATTATCCATTCTAATGCTATTACCCCTGAACCTCCTTTAGGTTTTCTTTCTCTCATTAACCCTCTATCAAAAAGAGTTTCATACATTTCCCAATCAGCTGTTACTTTAATTCCTCCAGTTGGTATTGGCATTCTTGTAGCTTTCCATCTATTTCTAGATGAATAGGCTTTTCTTAATGATGAAAGACTTACTTTTCTTTTTCTCCATTCAACAACATTTTTAACATCAAACCACCCATATTCTAAAACACTTCCAAGGCTAGTTACTTTTCCATCATCAGTATATACATTACATTCAATATCTTCTAAATTAAATGATATTTCTTCTGCACTAGTAGGACCAGTAAAAACATGAAATTCCATTGATAATTCATCTCGTACCCTCTTTGTTTCAGAAACATAAGTTGTAAAAACTGAATGTTTCATGCTTACAACTTGTGCATTTGATAAATCATCACCTGTATTACCAAGCCAAATACTTTGTGGATATTTTGCTGAATCATTTCCTCCTTGTGCCCATGGATTAGTTGTATTTGTATTTTGTGGGTTTTCAGTTACTTGCTGACTTGGATCAACATAATAATTTACATTTTGAACTGGTGTGCTAGTATCTACTGAAGCTGTTCCTTGTGCTTTAAATTGTTGGAATGTTTGAGAGTTTTCATCGTCATTATCGTATCTAGAAACAAAACCTGAACCTGATAGTTGAATATTATTAGTATAATTATCTCCTGAATTTTGAGAGTACATTATAGGTTCATAATATGTTAATAATTGTTCTACTTTAACATTATCTCCTAATACTTTATATTGTGAACTTCCAGATTGTACTGCTATAGAAGTTAATTCTTCTACAGGGAATACTGATTTTAAAGTTGGTATACCTATAGAAGGTAGAGAAGGAGGTAAAGCATTGCTTTGTTCATCTACTAAATAATTTAAATTAACTCTAGTTAAACCATTTATATTTGGGTAATCATCTGATAGATCATTAAAGTATCCAAAAAATGCATCTCGTAATTCTATATTAGGTAATTTACCATAAGTACCCGTATCTTTTATATGCCATTCATTTATTTCAGCACACGTGGATTTTACACCATCATATCTTGGGTTTATTACTTTAGGTGAAGTATAATTAGAATCTGGTAGGGCTGCTTTTGCTGCTGTATTACTTAATATTTGGTTTAAATTTGATGGTAAGTATGATCCTGTAACATTAGAATAATCAACTTCCATTATAAAGCTATTATCTCTTTGAGCATTATAATTATTTAATAAGGGTTGACAATCAAGTGCTCTATTAAATGGTACAACACCTGCTCCAAAGAAAGTAGGAATAGATAACCCAGTTGATACCGGAGCTCTATAGTTACCATATGCCATATCTCCAAGTATCCTTGAATTATCTGATTGTGATGGGAATATACTCATAGAGTATTCAAGAATTTCAAATCCAGACCCAAAATTCTTATTAGCTTCTACTCCTAATCTAAATGAATCACTATTTAAAAATTCATATCCATAACTTCCAGTTAAATTAACTCTAACTCCGTTTTGAGCTTCGTTAGGAACTATAAATTGGTTTGATAAAATAAAACTACCAAAACTACTATTGTTTGATAATGTATTACCTTTAGTAATATATAAACTCCCCGTTAAATCATATCCTAAAGTAGCATCTGAGAATGAAGAAGTTATAAATAATTTAGTATTTGGTTCTTTCCCATCGGTTAAATCCGCTGTAAAGGAACTAAATCCATTTCCTCCAATACCTGGGGTATAATTACTCATAGAGTATTCTATAAAGTACATATCCCCTGCTGTTGTTATAGAAGAAGATACACCAGGAGTTTGGTGAGATATATCTAAAATAGGACTATCAGGAAATGAATATTCATAACCTGGACCCATATCTACTCCTGATAGTTTTGCTGAACTTGTAATTGTTCTTTCATATCCTACACCTGAATTATCTGATCCTGTTACTTTTAAATGTACTTGTACATCTCCAGTTCCTACTCTCCCAAGAATTACTGATTGTGGGAACATATCATTATTTATCCCATTTTGACCTGTACTACTATATGCATTACTAATAGTATGAGTTTCTTGAATTAGAGCTCCCCCATCATATTGAGCTGTAACATCAAATTTAAGATCTAAGTCGTATTCAGTCATAGTATATTCATACTGTGTTTCAGGACTTTTGATAACAGGTCTAAAATATATTACATTATCCGCAGGTTGTAAAATACTAGCAATTGTAGTATATCCACTTGGACTTACGTCCCATTCACCTACTCCATTCCCGTAAGAAAAATTCCCAAGTTTAAGAGGAACTGTAAGCCAAAATGCATTACTAGTAGGAGGGGCAAGTATATATTGCCATGATGATGTTATATTTAAATTTGAGTCAGCAGTAAATTTAATTCTTGGTCTAATATAAACATCATTAATTGTAATATCATCAATATTACCTGGATTTTGTGGGTTTAAAGTAGCAAAAAGCTCCATTGAACTATAGTCAATATCTATTGTTCCATCTCTAGATCCAGAATATGAATGTAATTGAACCATTCCATTACTGTTATTTTGGGAAATGAAACTACCATTAGATACATCTAAAGTACTACCTGAATATGGTGTATAAATAAAAGTGGCATTTTCAGTTGGGATTGAACCATCTAATTCAAATGATGGGAAATAGAAATCAAACGAAGATGAAGCTCCTACTCTAAATTTAGGATGACCTCCAGGATTTATAAGAGGTAAAAATGTTGGGTCACCTGATCCTGAATCCCCTGGAATTAAAACATTATAATTAGTTTGAAAAATACTATCATTTAAATCAATTTGTGTTGGGACTGGTTGGAATGTAACACTAGCAGTATTAGAATTTAATAATGCAGATTGATCTGTTGATGCTCCTGGATGTGTGTTTCCTGAATGGTAAACTCCTATAACTGTTCCTTGACCATCAAAACTAGTATAAGAAGAACTTATAACAATGGATGCACTAAAAAATAAAGGTATATTAGAAGAATTTGGAATAGTATAAGAACCCGAAGATATATCACCATCCGCTCCTAATATTATATTAGAGTTAGAACTTATTGATCCTGTATCAAAATAACCTAATGCGTCATTTACTGGTGTTCCATTCCAATAATATATTGGTTGGTTTTGATATAAAAGGGTAGGATCTAAAAATACACCTTGTTGATCATAATCTGCACTTTCAGTATTTACTGTAGTACGAGTATTATAATTTCCATCAACTTCTAAACTCCAATTTTCTGATCCTCCATTTGGGTCAAAATATGTAGTAAAGTTTCCTTGAGTATTATCGACAGTTACATATACACCTTCTGCAAATGTATCTATACCATTAATATAATAAGTAGCAATACCATCTTGGAAGAAAAATTCAATTGTGCTAGAATCATCTATATAATCTCGTATAAAATTACCATTTAAATCAGTTGTAGGGAATTTAATTCCTGCTACTTCAGTTTGATTTGTAGTATCATTAAACTGGTATCCTATCCAAACAAATCCCTCTAAAGGATAATTAGCTCTATTAGCAAATGTAGTAGAAGAAACTGTCCCATCTCTTCGATTTTCATCTAATGAGAAAAATAATGGGTATAAATTTACAGGTGTATCTACTACTCTTAGATAAGGATCACATCCCGGATTTAATGATTGTGTTGTTGCTTGAATATTTGAACCACTAAACTCACCATCATAAAATTCATGTTGAGAATCTATTATTGTACTTCCAAACCCTACAAATGAACCACTATTATTTATAGTATTAGCAACTGATCCTTCTATTGATTCACTATAACTTTGTGTTAAAAAGTATTTATTAGATAAACCATAAGCCGATTGTGAAGGAGAAGTATTTAATCCATTATATCTATTAGTTGAACCTCCTGGTCCTCCACTAAATCTATATATTGATGACCCACTAATATACTCATATGCACCTGTATCACCTGATCCTGTATTATAATCTCTTGGGAATGGTTTTATTGAACCTGAATAATCATGAAATGATTGGCTTACTAAAGCTTGTCTTTGTCTATTTCTTTCTAGGATATGTTGTTTTATCACGATACCAGAAGCTAAACTAGTTCTAGCAGGAGTAAAATCTTTAATCATTTGAAATAATGAGTTATCAAAGAATTTTATTAAACGAACAAAATCATTAACATCATAATTTTGAATATACTTTTCAAAATAAGCATTATTTAAAGCATCTAAATCGGGATAGCTTAATGATGATGATAATATTTGTCTAGGATCTCCTATATAATCACCTATATTAAAATACCCAAGTTGAGCATTAATATCATCATTTATTTGATTTGCAGGTGAAAAAGCAACTTCTAAATAATCAGCTTTTGGACTATAACTTCCACTTTCAAATGTTTCTTGTTGAATAGACTCTAATGGAGATAATACAACCACGTCAGCATCAGAACCTGAAGGTGGTTCGGGCATATTTAATGAATGTAATTGTATATTATCTGATACTCTATTTTTTATACCTGCAATTACTTGATTTTCATATATTTTTTCTACATTAGTAACAAATAATAAATCTGATTTATTTTGAGTAACTAAAAAGCTACTTGCTACATTGCCTATTTCATTAAATGATTGGGTAATCTGAACAGCTGAACCTGTTACTCTAGGATGAATAGAAACTCTACTTCCAGTATTTAATTCTGTACCTAAATCGGCTCTAAAGGCTAATTCATTAGGTGTAGAATTTACACTATTTCCTTGGTCAGAATAAGGATTTAATACATAATCATAAAAAATGCTTTGGCTTAATTGTGGACCCCATAATCTATATTCTTGATAAGAACCTGAAAATGGTAGATATGATTTTAAATTTATATTAATAAAATCTTGATGGTTTATAGTTGTAATATCAGCTCTATGCCATGATCTATCATCTACAGCAAGTACTGATGATGATAAATTAAATCCTAATTGTCCATTTATTTCATTACCTACGTATAAAGATGCAGTTACAGTTGAAGAAGCACCAGATGGTCCACTTCCAGTATATGCTATTTGGAATGACCACCAATCATTATTAAAGAAGGGAGCATATACACTACAACTAACAGATGGGTTGTAAAGTATATCTGGAAAGAATTTTAAAGTACCCCAAGTATCATATTCACTAGGTGAGGATCCGGAATAAGAACCGGTTATAAAACCTGAACCTGTATATTCTAAAACTACAGCAGATGTAGGATTATCAAAGGGGTTTGATAAAGAATTATCTAATGCCCATATAGATTGAGAATATCTAATTTTTGGATTAGGAGTGTTATCTGATATTACTCCAGGGATTGTGTTTGGTTTGAATCTTAATTGTACAGTACCTACTGAATTTAATGTGGGTTCCTGTGATCCAAAATCAGCATTAATATTAAATGATGATGTTATAGTATTTAAACTATCTGGGCCTGTATTAAAAGCATAATTAAATACATTTTGACTAAAATCCCAATTAGTATTTTCATTTTTATCTTTACCTCCAAATTCATTAATTCTTAACATAGTATCTGGGATACCGTAAGAAGTAATTAATGCTCTTAGTCCTGCTATTGTACCTTTTGTTTTAAGTAAATAAGGTATATTATGGTAAATACGTTTATATAAACGTTTATTAGTATCATCTAAGGGTATTACATCATTCGAAGATGATATTTTAGTATCTATGTACTCATACCCAGTAGGTGTATTAACTTGCCCACCTATTGAACCCGTTATATTAGGGAAAGGAAATAAACTACCTGATGGGGTTAATCCTAAAAATGCAGTAAATAAATCATCAGTGTTAAAATTATTTGAATATAATTTAACTCCAAAATCTCTAATAGCTTGAGCTACTAAATCCTTTGATACACCATAATTAATTCTATTGTCTGTATTATATTTTTCAGTAATGTCTTTTGTATATAACCAAACATTATCAAAATGTTGGCCAATCATGTCTAAATACAATTCATACCTAACATTATCTGGATCATTTCTTAAATATTCAGGTATTGACCAATATAACCAATCTTGATTATCTTGATCATAGTTAGAGGCGGATAGTGCTTGACCTCCATAGTATGGGGAAGTAGAATCCGCACTACCTATCCATTGTAATACTTCTGTACTTCCTGTGCTATATAAAGTAAATGGTGGTAATGTATTAGATTTTGGATATGAATGTTTAGATCCACTATTAAAATAAAGGAAATATTCATACCCATCAAAATTATTTATTGTATTGTCAATAACAGAAGTTAATGAGGCCTTACTAGAACTATAAGCTGCTGTACCAACAGTTGATCCCGCTATATTTCCAAGATTTAAAGATAATTGGTTACTAGCAGATTCAATTAGCCCAACTTTATAATAAAAATTTTCTAATCGTGTTTGAGCAGAACTAAAATTTACAAATTCCCCATAATCTTCATAATCAATATTAATATTAATTTCTTTTGAATCTAATAAGTTTTTTAATTGATTAATTGAACTTGTAACATCTGAATTTAAAAGAGTATTATAAGAATATAATTGACCTGCTTCGGCTGATTCTCCTATTATATTTAGATTAAGATTAGGGCCTGATAGAAATATTGATGAATCATTTGAAACGGGGACAAATGGGAAAAATACCTCATATGATTGGCTTTTAGATAATTTTTCTACTATCCAACATTGGCTTTTTGTATTATATGCCGCAGGTAATGGTTCATATAGTTTAATTAACAAAGTAGTATCTCCAGCATTAGAAGTATCTAATTGTAAATTATTAGCAATAATTGTATTATTACCCCCAAAATTTAAAGCAAAATCTACAAAATATGCTGCTAAATTTCTATAGGCAGTAAATGTTTCAGCACCTGCTGCTATTGCCTGATTAGATATAGTATTACTAGCTAATCTAATTTCGGTTCTATCAGATGATATTTCTTTAATATAATATTTAAGAATAGGATCTGATGCTACTCTTTTTCTATAAAAATTATAGGATATATAATATCTTCCTATATCAAAACCAAAAGTTTTTAAATCATTTTCAGGATCAAGTAATATATCTCCTTGTCTTACATTAAAACTATTTAATGGAATTACATCCTGAGGATATAATAACTTTTTATTTTCATCATAAACATAAAATTCAATATAATCTCTATCTAAATCAAAATCAGTATCCTGACTAATTTTTAGCATTAGACTAGTATCAGAAACTGAATATGTTTCTTTTTCAAAAGTAGTAGAATCTACTTGGTATATGTCAATGTTTTCTTCTTCCATATTTAATCAAAATATCCTACAGCACTTGCCTGTTTATTTTTTGGTTCCGCAGTTGATGATGCTAATGAATTAGCAGTAGTTTGTATTCTATTTGCTGCCTCTGTTTGTTGATCACTAACAGCTTGAATTTGGTTTTCTAGTTTAGCAATATCTTCTTCTAAACCTTCACCACCTAAATCTTTTAAATTATTTACTTGTAAATTTAAATTTTCTCTTCTTAAATTTGCTATTTCAGCTCTTAAAGCTTGTATTTCTTCTGTTTTATCTTGGAAATTAATGTATTCACCACTTTGTTCTACTAAAAATTGATGTGAATTAGTTGCACCTTCGGCTGGAATATCATAGAAAAGAGTATTGTACATATCAAAAAACTCTTCTACATTTGGTTGTTCTTCAATTTCTTGAGAAATAGTTGTAACTCCTAATTCTTTAAAAGAAGTATCTATTGTTTTTTGATATTCAGTTTTACCAAATACTGATTTAAGAAGATTTACTTTTCTTTCTATATTAGCCATTATCCATTAACTACTTTAAAATAATATTGATCATCTTTTACTATGGTACTACCACTAATAGTAGTTTGTATTAAAATTTTATAATATCTTTCAGGTTCTAAACCATTCATATATATAGTAAAATAATTTCCAATTTCATCACAGCTTATTTTTGTATATTCCTCATCGAAATTAATAATAAATTCGTTGGTATCCAAATCTTTTACAGCATATAATGAACTACTATTTAAGTAATTGTTAGTTGTAAATAAAGATGCTGTTTGGTAAGTACGAATTGGGTATTCAGGGCGTACATTTAATCTAAATCTATTTATACTTTCTGAATAGAATACTCCAGGGTTACTATCTAATGCTACAAATACATCAGTAGTATCTATTTCACTTAAACTACCTGTTTCAAATGATTGGTCATCCCATTTTATTTCTAAAACAGGAGGGTAAATTGTATTAGTATCAACAGAATAAAATTGCATTATTGGTTGAATAGCATCTGCGGTACTAAATTCAACTGCATCTTCCCATTTTACTATAAATCCTTCATTTGCAATATTAGTATAACCACCTATAGAATTAGAACTAGAATACCAAACATTAACAATATCTGTTACATTTAATTTTAAATCTTTTTCAGTTCTTAAATTAAAAGTTTGGTATGGTGTTAGATTTGTATTATTAGGATCATTAGACCCTGTAAACCAATTACCTCCACCTTGGTTATTACTTCCTGACCATGAAGCTGTTACATAAGTATCCCACCCAGATGTTAGCCAATTTCCACTTCCTGAGAAATTTCTAGATACCCAACTTACTCCATTAGTAGTTAATGGTGAATCTAAATATGTACCTGATCCATTATCCCATGAACCTGATACTGCATAGGCATGCATATCTGTTTTCATTACTACACCTTGAGCATTAGATATAAAACATTTTAAATCACTAGAAAATGCTTTGGTAACACCTACCTCAGTATTAATAATATTTGTAATTTGATCTTGATCAAATTGGACTACAAACCTTTGTACTTGTGGTACCGGATTGTAATTTACATTTAAATTTCCAGCCTCTATAATAGCATCTATCCCTGTATTCATAAAGGGGTAAAATGAATATAAAGCTGCATCTTGGATTGGAAATAATTTATATACTGCCATTTTTTATAATGTTACTATTCTACCTTTAATATCATCTGATGGGTATTTAACCTCAAATATACAAGGGTCTAATGATGGGTAAATTACTCCGTTTTGAGTTGCTCCATCAATATCATAAGCATATTCAGAATATCCGGTATTTGTTCCTGTTTTATTTACAATCATAACATTTTTAACACTTTGTGTACCTGGGATGTTATCAATTATACTATATAAATCCCTCATAATAATAGGTTGATTAATTTGCCAATTTGATATTAGGAAAAATTCAATTAATCTAGAAATACATGCATTTAATACTTCATTATTATTATAATTAGGTGAAATAATAACTTCAAATTCAACACCTATATTAACTACAAAGCCATCTTTTATAGAAATAGTATCTCCTATCATTCTATATTGATTTAAATAACTTTTTAAATTATTTTTTAAGGCAGTTGAAGTTGAAATTAAATTACCATTAGTATTAGCTGTTAAAACATATAAGTCTAAATCAGCTCCTGTGTTATTTACTAATGGCTTTTGAATAAAGGCTTTACTTATCCCACCATATTTAGGAGGCATACTTAAAGCTCTAATTAAATAATCATCAGCCGTAACATTTCTAAGTTGAGTACCATAATTAGATAATGAATTTTCTCTAATTTCTAAAAGTGTATCTCCATTTTGCCCCCCAGTAGCGGCATTTGGGTTATTTGTTGCAAAAGAATCAAATATATATTGAGCAGTATTTGAATTTAAACTACTTGCTAAAAATTTAACTCCACTTGTAATTGGGACTACTAATGAATTAGCGGGTACATTTGATGTAACACCACCACCTGTTAAATATCTTACAGTTAATGTTGTATTAGTAGGGGCAACACCATAAGTATTTGTAAAAATAAAGTTAGTTGGACTATATGCTGTTGTTAATTTATTTCTTTCAAAAGGTAAACCTAAACCTATATTTGTAGGATTTGGGGTAACTTCTTCATCAGTATCTGATGGATTACCTGAACCAAATTGGATTTGTAATTGGGATTCTGATTTAAATCTAGTTGCAAATCTGCGTTGAACTTGTTTTGTTTGGAGTAAATAAGGGGCATCATCACTTTCTTGGTAATTATTAGGATCATTAGCATTATCATTTTTAATTGATTGATAAACTAATTCCTGTCCTAAATGGTCTACTTCAAAATATTCATTCCCATCTGAATCAAATATATCTATTATCTGAGCTATATTACCATTATTAATAGTTACTGTTGGGAATTCTTGGAAATCACCAAACGTAAAAGTTTCTGTTTGGATAGTTCCTGATGTTGCTTTTCTAGTTTTTTTAATTAAATAATAAGTTGGATCACCTGATGATATCTGAGCTATACTAACGTCAGTATCATCTTGGGAACTAGAAACTGTAAAATCTATAGGGTCTTCAATAATATAATTACCACCTAATCTAGTAGATACTGTAGTATTTGCTCCTACAAATAAAGCATAATCATAATCTGGGACGATTTCTGTACTAAGTAAAGTTTTAGCAGGAAGAAGTTGATAAAAGTCAATATCTACTGTAGCTAAAGATGTTACTTTAGGTTTATAATTAAACATATAAGCTAGTTCAAATATATTATTATTTTGTCTAGCATATTGTAAATAAGTTTCTTGTACTTGATTATCAAGATAAAATGAAAGAACATCTCCTACATAAGAAGCTTGTTCTATAAACATCATTCCTATAGAACTTTCATCAAAGTCTGAATAAGTATTAGGGAAATATGTTTGAGAGAAATTAATAAGTTGAGATCTATAATCTGCAAAATCTTTATTAATATAATTTATGTTTCTGTTAATTGCCATTATTATGCAAAATTTAATATTAAATTATCATTGATGTTAGTATTAGGGACTGAATAGTCAATTTGTACTTTTATAGTATTAGAATCTATTTCTTCAGTTACTAATATATTATCTAATTGTATTTCACTAAATTCCCTACTTACTTTATCTTGTATGTCTTCCCTTAAAAAATCTAAATTATCTCGAGCAATTTGAGTAAATATAAATTGTCTTAAACCAGCACCAAAAAGTGGGTTTGCTATTCTTTCTCCTGGGTTAGTTAATAGAAAATTAATTAAATTGCTTTTTAATGCCTTTTTAGTAGTAAAATTTGGATCAAAGACAGCATCCCCATTAAGAGGGAGGTTTATACCTACAGCCCTCCTAGCGTTTAAATCAACAGGAAATATTCTTCTTTCTCCAAATGCCATTTAATTATCTTTTATTCATTAATCCCATAATTTGATCCATGCTTACATTTCCTTGTGGTAATTGACCATTTGGACTCGCTGTATCAGCATTTGTAACTTGTAAAGGCATATCATTTGTAGTTGCAGATATATTCCCATTTGCTCCTGGTCTCATGCCATTTAAAACACCCATCATATTTTCTCTTAACTTTACTTTATCCTGTTCAGGTAATTTAGTTTGTGGGGTAGATGATTGAATTACTTGTTTTGGTGCACGTACTGCTTCAAGAAGAATATCTTTTAATTCATCTTGAATTGCTTCTTTTACTGCTTCTTTAACAATAGTTTTTAATTGACTGATTTTCATATATAATGATTTATTATAAATATTAACTTAAACTGCTTTTAAATCGTTTTGTTGTATATAGAACACTAATTCATCTATTAATATTTGATCTACTGAACTAAATGATGGTTCTCCTTTTAATAATGTTATTCCCCTAGAGTCTTTTGCAACTGCAAATCTTCTTTTTAAATCTCCTAACCCATTAGCTTCTGTTTCTACTGCAAGTTCAAATCCATTTATACTTGATACTATAGGTTCTCCATCTTCTTCTTGTTCTTGTGTAAGATCTATTAATTCTTGTGATAAAGCCTCAAATTGAAGATTATCATCTGTAGTACACTCTTCGGTTAGTTTATCAATAGCATTTAAAAGGGCTAGTGCCGATATAGATCCGGCAACTGCAAATAATAAAGCTACTAATAATTCTCTATTTAATTCTTTATTTTCTTCTTCTAATTCTTTTAATAAAGTAATTATGTTTGTAAATTTATTTTGAAATGCTGTTGTTTGTGATGCTATCAAACCCCCAAAATCCTTAGCAGGTGGTAAACCTATTGCTTGTGGGATAGGTAAACTTTGGATTGAAATTCTACCTGATTTAAGTGCAGCACCTAATACTAGGGCAGCAGCTGCTATTCCTGTATTTACTGCTATTCCTTTATATATATTATTTAATTGTCTAACTACTTTGTTTCTCCTTTTAATTACATCTTTTAATCTACTAGGAGTAGGACAAGTTTTTTGTTTTGCTTGGAGAAGAGATGTTATACCAAATTCTATAAGTAATCCTAAAAGTACAGGGAATAAGGTACGTTTAATAATATTAGTTATTCTTAATACAGATTTTCTTCTTTGTATTAATGCTGCCTCTACTACAGATAAACCTAATACTTTAGCTTTATTTAATACCATATTAGAGGCATTTTGATAAAGTAACTTAGCTCTTTCTACTTCAACATCAATAGAAGTAATTTTAACTGTAGACAAATCACTTTTTACAGTTCTATCCCTATTTAATATAGGTTGATACTTAGGAACATGACCCGCTTTAGTATATACTAAATATAAATTAAGTAAAGCTCGTTCATTTACAGGTAAAACAGGTACCCTTATACTAATATTAAAACTTCCATCTATTGGACTTGTTGTAGCTTCAAATTCTATTTTTTTAAGTTCTTTTCTTTCTTCTTTTCTAGCTTCTCTTAATTGGTTACCTTCTGCTCTTCTAAATTCTCTTCTTTCTTTAGGTGATAAAGCTTGGATTTCTTTAGCTGTTAAATTTTCTAATTTTAATGTATATAAACTTATATCCATAAATTTACTACCATCACTACGAAATGGGGGTAATATTAACATATTAGGATAAGGAAAGTATTCTACCCCTTCTGCTATATCTAATGGATTAATTTCCCTAACATCAGCATTTACAACAGGTAAAACATCTTCAGATGAAAATGTTTCACTATTATAATCTGAGTCTGGGGATTTAATGTTTACTCTTTCGTTTAATTGGTCATCTAAAGAATTTGGATTATCAGGCATTTGAAGGTAAGCAGCAGATATTCTTACACCACCAAATGACCCATCAGTTTCACTTGTAGTAACTTCTAATTTTCTTGTTCTTTTTTCGGATTCAGATAATGTTTGATTTTCATCAATTTTTTTCCATTTTTCTTCTATCTGTACAGATTCACCATATACTTTACCACTAATAACAAATGTTTTAAGTGTAGGAGTGTAATCTCGTTGTTGTTTACGAATTAAGGCTCTAATTTCTGCTTTAGCATTTTCAATAGCATCACGGGCATCATCTCTTCTTTGTCTTCTTCTATCTCTTCTCCTTTGTCTTCTGGCGGCTCTTTCTTCCCTAGATAAACCTCCACCAAAAAGGTTTAAATTTAATTCTGGGAATTGAAGTGCTAAATTTGGTAAATCTATATTTAAATTGGCAAAATCTATATCATCAGTATAACCTGAAACAAAAGATACAAAATTTTGTTTTCCATATGCTACTAAATCTTCTTCTGAGAGTGAATCAATTTCAATTCCTTGATTTTGGGCATATTGTAGTCCTATTGCTTTTAATTCTTCAGTAGGTAATGAATTTGCTGCAGATTTAATTGTATCAGCTGATGCTCCTAAACTTTTAGCTTTTGCTATACCTTGTTGAGCTGCTGTTACAAAACCTAAATTCATTAATTCAGATTCAGTTAATTCTGCTTTATTAGCTATAGATTGTATTTGTTTATTTATAGCAGATGTTGGAAGTTCCTGCCCAAAAATTTTTTTACCTTTGGCACTACCCAAAAATTCTTCTGCTAACTTTAATATAAATGCTTCACTTGCCATTTCTATGTAGTTTGAACGGTTTTTGATAACATTATTCCTAATTGACCTTTAAATCCTTCAATTATTAATTTTAAATTATCAGCCATAGGAGCACTTACAGCTAAATTAGGTTCTTCTATAATAGCCTCAGCTAAAAAATTTAAGGCGTCTAATAATGCTCCAAATTGCATCATAAATGTATCTCCTAATATTAAAGATTCTGTAGCATTTACTCCACCTAATTTTACATTATTACCTCTAATATTTATATTTCCTTTTCTAGAAAATAAACCTATATCTTCAACAGCAGATATTCCAACATGAACATGAGAATTTATTAAAATACTATCTAAATTAGTATTAAATACTAAACGTCCTGAATTTAATATAATTTGAGGGTTTTTATAAGTACCTAAAGTTTCAGGTTGAATTCCGGTAATGGATGGGTATGATCTAAAATCAGATACTAATGGAATTTTTTGATTAGAAGTTAAATATATAGAAGATAAATCTTTATTTATATTTTCAATCACAGGCAACCAACCTTCATCTGAACTATCTGGGGATTGTCCATTTCTAAGAATTGTAATAGGATTACCATTTTTACCAAATTCTGACCAATTATTTTGGTATAAAATATTTTTAGTCTTTATGGTACTTCCTAAACGTATAGAATTACCAAATCTACCCTCATATATGTTATCTCCTGTAAAAGGTAATAAAGGATGAATATTTAATTCTTCAACAAAAGTTCCACCATTAGTACCAGGTTCAGCTACAGGTGAATTTAAATCTATTTCTGTAGATTCATCTGTTATTCTTCTAACTGATCCTGCTTCTATATTTTGATAACTTTTTTGTTGTTGGTTAGGTAATTCATTTGATTTTATTGAACTTGGATATGCATTATGGTGGGGGTGATTCCAAAGATTAATTGGATTTAAATAGTAAAATTCTTGTTTTTTACCACCAGTACTCATATTTCTACTAGGTAGACTAAATAATAATACTATTTCATTAACTAAAGGAAAGTTTTTTAAATAAGGTAATAAAGGAGTAGCTATAGTTAAATCTTTCTTTTCAAATTGATTTATAGTAATATCTTCGCACATAATAGTACCAATCCCATTCCATTCACCATAATCATCAAATTGGGGGTGTTGGTTATCTAGTATAATATCTACTACTCTAACACTAGTAATTAACCCATTTATATTAGGTAATTGGGATCCCTGTGTTGGATTTAAACTATTATTTAAAGCAGCAAAACCTTTCTTATTCATCTTTGTTTTCTTCGTAGTTTTCGTTAAGCTTATCTAATTCCGCCATTAATTCTTCTTTTTCGGCATCTGTAATACCCATTGAATCATCGCTGGAACTATTATTAAGCGCACGCTGTACTATAGTAGCCATTTTAATTAATTGTTCATCGTTACGAACACCAATTTCCATATATTCCTTTATAAGTGGAACAATTAAAGTGGCATCACCTATATCATTTATAAGTGGTTTTAATTCTGAAATTAAACCTGTTATTTGTTTATCTTTCTTTTTTTGGTTGTCGTAAATTTCACTGAGGATATCCGAGAATTTTTTCTTTCCAAATACTACATTGTCTAATGCTCCCATAATATTTTTGGTTATAAATATGGATATAGAAAGGGTTTAGAATCTAGTATAACCGTTTTCTAAAAAGAATATATATTGTGATTTAAATATATCATGAAGTTGATCAGCTATTTTAGTAATTTTAGGGGTTTTTACATCTACCATTTCTCTTATATAGATATAAAGTGCCTTTTTATTAAATACCTCTAAGTCTTCTCTTTTTCTAAATAACTCAAGTATAGCATCTGCTATTTGAGCATCATTCTTTTTTGGGAATAAATCAAATATATTATTTTCAACATGGTTTACATAAATATCAACATATTTATCTAAATCACTTTTTATTCTATCATCTCCTATACTGTAAATATGGGATGATCCTTCTTTAGATAATTCATCTACACCTACTTTATTTATTTTCTTTTTATAATTTTTAGTATTATATAATATTAACCACCTTTTAACAATAGTCCCAAAGTATGAATATGCTTTCGCACCGCGAGTTGGATCAAATAAATGCATCTTAGATAATAAAAATGTAATTATCTCATGTTGTAAATGTTCTAAATCAGTTACTTCAGTGTGGTAAAATTTAAAAGTGTGAATTATATTCTGGGTAAGCTTGAAAAACGCGAAATGTATTTCACGTTCATATATTTTAGATCTAATTTCGGGATCCTTAGTATTATTATATAACACTATAGCATCTTCGGTATCTTGAGTAAAGTAATTTTTACTTTTTTTCCTTCTTTTTCTTGGAGCCATAAATTATTAGTCAATTTTAAATTGAGATAAACCTTTTTGTAAAACCTTTATTTCATTAAAAAACCAACCTATTTCATCATCACTTTTAAATGCTCCCTTTTCATCAATTTCATCTAAACGTTTTTGGGATTCATCTAAGTGTGATGATAATTTATTTAAAAAATCGGATTGAGAAACAATAATATCTTCTGCTTGTTCATTTTTTCTCAAAAGGTTAAAAGTCGTATATCCTAAGATAACGACTAAAAAACCTAAAATTCCTATTATTATTTCTAGTATCATAAACTATCTAACATATTCTTTAATCCTGGGCTTGAAATTGTATTAAGTGCCTTGGATTTAGATGATTTTATGTTCCCATTCAATGTATAATTTTTCTTTTTGGGCTCCACGCTATTTTCCCCATTTAATTTAGGTAACCATTCCCTTTCAAATTCTATACGAGCAGCCATTAAATCCGCTTGGTGAAGTATAAAAGGTAATGAGGTACGTGGTTTTTGTTCTGGCATAAAGGCAAATAAATATTTTTTATTTCCTTCATCATATAATCCATCATGTGTTTGTATGGCTAACATTTCATTAAATGAATAAGTTACACCATGTGATTGTAATAAAAATAATCCTCTATCTGGAACAGACGCAAATGGGACTTTTTTATTAAACATATAATCTTCACCTAATTTATCACGTCTCCATTGGTCAGTCTGAGGTATGTATGATTCATTTTCATCATCACCCATTTTACCTAAATCATGATTAATAGCCGAAAATACCAATTCTTCCTGGGTAAATGTAGTCATATCACAACCAAATCCTTCCCATATAGCAGATAATGATAATGCTGCTTTAACTACTCTATTTACGTGTTCTACATAACCACCTGGAAATGCATTATGATATTCTTTCTTATGAGCCGCAGGCATTAATATAATACGGTCTTCATATTTATTATAAAATTCTAGTAATTTATCTTTTCTATCACCAGTAATATGCTGTTCAATGTTTGATAAAAATTCTATCCAATTTTGTTGGAGTTGTTCTGCTGTTAATTTCATAACCTTTATTTATTTATATTTTATTCATTTCTCCGGGAGACATTGGTTCTCTTTCTACCATATCTCTTAAATCCTCAATTATACCCTGAGCTTTCCCAATATTAATTTTATATTGTTCAATTGGTGATTGACGATTTACAATTTGTTGGAGAGTAATTAGAATTGTATCTAATCTATCTAATTTTTTGTGTGCTAATTTTCTATTTCTCATGACTTATTTATATTTAAAACAGGGTATCCCTTAACCCTAATTATTATGCCTTTATTTCCACCCCTATTATCCCATTTTTCCAAAACCCTGTGATACTAAGGTACGTATAAGGGATAGTATAGCCTAGCTATTATTTTCTTTCTCTTATGATTTGTTGTATCTTGAAAATATGTGCGCATTTCCTGTATTCTTCACTATCTTGGAAATATAAGAGTGCACTTTCCAAAGTTTTATTTAGTATTTTAGGATTAAAATCCAATACAGCACGTTGGTGGTTTTTATCTTCTATATTAACTTGTTTAAGATAATTCCAAGCTCTATTAAATACTACAAATGAAGATGCTTCACGTGTTGATTCTGAGTTATAAGAGGGTTGTTCTTTTTGAAGAAATTTTTCTAATTTATGGTGAAAAACAAAATGGTTAACTATTAATTTAGTAAACATACCTAATTTATGGTATGGGCTAGCATTAAAAGTAGATAAATCTTTATTATTTTTTTCAATAATAGTTTCATCATTAAATAAATCAAAAATTTTATCTTTATTCACTCCCCATTAATTTTAAATGATTAAATGCCTTTTCAGCAGCATCCGAATAATTAATATCTTCATCTTCACTAATAGATGATGTTAATCTTTGCCATTCTCTAAAAAACCCATTCCTATGGGCTTTGTAACCATATTCTTCTACTAATTTGGCATTAAATTCTTTCATCAATCATACATATGTAAATAATTTATTTTAATTCTGCTAATTCTTCTTCTATTTGTTTTTGTATTGCCTCAAGAACATTATATTCATCCACTATATTTTTCTTATTAGGATTATCTGGGTGATAATTCCATAATTCATCCATTACAGTACCTGTAGCCATTAAATCCTGAATTAGATCTGATTTTCTGTTGTTTTGGATTTGCTCTTCTGTTAATTTTAATTCTTTCATGTTATTTAAATTTATTTCCAATTAAGTTAATTACTTCTTTTGCTTCTTCCAAATTAATTTGAAAAAATTCTTTATTATTATTTACTCTTTGTGATTTTAATTTATGATGTACTTCCCTTTCAACAGTCTCACCATTAAAACATTGATAAGCCCATTCTACTTTATAAGGTAAAGCAACACCTGTTGCAGATGATATTTGCTTAGCTCTCTCTTCTGGTTGTTTTTTAGTATATCCTATTTTTAATAAACCAGGGGATGAAGGATTAGATAAAACATATACCCATTGATCTCCATTTCCTTTATCCGCGTATAAACCATATTTTTTATCCGTATAATACGTTACATCTTCCCATCCCTCACCTCTTTTACTAGGTGTTAATGTGAAATATTTAGCGTGTTCTAAATCCGTGTTTCCATAGTTTTCTTTTAATGGAATAAATTGTTTAGATTCCTGAATTGTTAGTTTTTTCATTCGAATATTATATTAAATTCTTTTTCAATTTCAATTTCCCCACTAAATATAGTTTTAACAAATACTTTAGCTGTATCTCCTACCATTTGGTTATCAAAAAATATTTGTTGTTTAGGGTGTGTATTATATTTACTGTAAGTACCTATTAGTGTTTCAAAATAAGGACAATCTAAACAAACATCAGGATTAAGTGAATATCCTGCTATATTTAGGGGCGGGAAATTATCAGCCATATCTTCAATAGTATACGTTAAATTACCTACGGGTATTGGATTTGTATAATCACCACTGGTAAAAAAACCTAGTGCGCTATATAACGGTACTGTAAATGTAATTCCATCAATCCAAACCCAATAATCAGAATCAAATACAGTTTCTATTAAAGGAACACCATTAACCATATAATCTGGGTGTAATTCGCTAGTAATACCCTTTATAGTAAAATATTGAATATCATTATGTTCTATGTGCCAATACCCATTCTGATCCTGATACACTCCAGGTGATACAAGTGGGTCTATTTCAAAAAATGTTTCACAATCACCCCCTAAACAAGGATAAGGTGTAATAAGCTCCTCTGGGCTACATGCCCAAAGGAAACTTATTAAGGTTATGTAAATTAATTTTTTCATTATGCTACTAATTCTAATGCTTTACTAAACATTTTTTTATTCACATTTTGATCTTGCTTAAAGTTTTTAATAACTCTAGCTTGACGTAATTTTCCTGATGGTGTTTTATATTCAAAATTACCTTCAATAATATTCTCTTGAACTCTATTAAACACTTCCCAAAGCATAT